CGACACGACGCGCCACGACCCGGACGGTATCGTCAGCGGGTTATTGGCGATGCCCAGCCCGAGGCCGGCCGATAGCAGCAGCGAGTGCGCCTGCGTCGTGACGCTGGACAGCGTCACCGTGTACGACGTGTTGTGATAGCGAGATGAGACGGACTTGCCAGCCCACTTGTCGTATGGGTCGGCGGCCACCCCGATGAGCTCGACCAGCGTCGCCGCTGCAAACCCGGCCGTCCCCGGCCAGTCCACCTCAATCGCCGACGTTGGTTGCGTCACGTTCTTTGCGTACCACCACGCAAACTCGCTGAACCCCTCGGTAACCTGCCCGATCTTCGTCCATGTCAGGCCCCCGGTTCCGCTCATCGTCGGCGTGCCCGCGCCGATAAACGCCGACCACTGCACCAGCATCACCAGCGTCGCGCCGGTCGTCACACGCGGCGCGCCGAAGCCCATCCCGGAGGACGAGTCACGATAGATGCGACCAATCCGCCGCGCATAGACGCCACCTGTCACCTCGCCGGTGAGGCTGGTTGGCTGCCCAACCAGCGACGACTTGTCCTTGACTCGCGCGACCACGTCGGCCATTCCCCGGCGTCCCAGCAGGTCGGCCAGCGGCACAGCGCCAACCGCCGACCACGACAGGTCGGAAGAGATGGCCGCGTAGGTTGTGCCGATATAGCCGCTGCCATCGCTGACCGTCGCGGCTTCGGACGATGCGTCGGCCTTGACGAACGGCGGACAGGCGCCCAGTAGCACGCTCGGGCCGCTCCATGCGCCAACACTGACGCGGTTGATCGCCACGTCGGCGGACTCATCGTCAAGCTCGACCCGGTAGATGGCGTCGGCGTCGCCGGGGACGCCATAGATGTACGCGCCGGCCTGCCTGCTGGGCGCGATAGACTCGGCTGCATGCTCGACCGGATCGACGACGTAGTGCGTAATCTGCTGAGGCTTGGCGATTGTGCTCCCCGCGACAATCTGTGGCCGCCAGATATAGACGCCGTATGACGTGTTGCCGGTATACGCCGCGAAACCGTTCGGCGCGACCCCAACCCGCAGTGTCGTTGTCCCACTGGCCACCATCGCGGAAACACGCACCCAGTACCAGCCGGATTCCACGGCCTGCACCTCGGCCGTTACAGACGAGAATGCCGACCCGTTGACTCCCGGAGCCCCAAGCACGCCGGTCGATAGTGTGAGCTGGACGTATGCCGCACTTGTCGCGCCCGCGGAGGTGCTCGATATCCATATCGTGGGCGTGTCGCGCCCTGCATACGCTTTGACATACATAGCGATGGTGTAAACGCGTGGCAAGGAGGACGTTGTCACTGTTAGTGATGATATGCCCTCACGAACCTTGCTGGTGGTGTCATTATCCGTGGCCAATGACGCCGCCGTCCCGCCCGAAGGGTCGGCCTTGCTCCCGGCTATCGTCAGGTAGGTGCTAGTCCACGACTCGCTGGCCAGCAGGTTGCCAGCGTCCTTGGTGTAGGAATAGCTCGTCACCTCGTCGTACTCGTACCCCGTTTCCGTCCAGGCGTTCTTCACGCTGGCCGGCAGCATCGTCGGCACAAGCAGCAGCCCCGGCGTCGCGCCCTCCTCGACTTGCGCGCCCCAGACTAGCAGCCCCTTGCCGGTGTCCCCCGCGTAGGAGACTCCCGAGCCGTTGTCAATGCGCAGATCAAGCGTCGCCGTCGTTGTCGTGTCCGATGTCGCCGTGACACTCACCCGCCACCAGCCACCGTCAGCGACAATCACCGCCGACGCGTCAGCCCAGCCCGAGCCAATCAGCGCCGCCGCCGTGCTGACCACCCCGGTGTCCAGCCGGAACGTGGCCCCCGCGCCGTTCGCCCCGGACATCAGCCGCAACCGCAGCCGGTCGCGCCCGTCCGCCTTGACGTAGGCCGACGCGGTGTAGACCGTGGCCGTGGCAGCCTTGGTGATCGACTGCGCCATGCCGTGCTCAGCCGTCGTCGCCGTCTCGCGAACACGGCCCGCCGTCGTTGAGCCGTCCGGCGCAGCCGCTACGCTCGCAGTGGCCGTGACGTTGGTCTTCGTCCATCCCGTCGCCGTCGGGTTGCACGGATCGGCCAACAGGTTCTGCGCCTGAATGGCGTCGCCACGCATCAGCGGCCGGCAGGTCAGGGTCAGCGTGCAGTAGGCGTGGATGCCATCGGGCAACAATTCCCAGCCATCGACCGTCCCGCGCCGCACGTCTATAAATGTCCAACCAGCGGTGCCAGCCTGCACCGATAGCGTGATCCGGTCGGCGGCGGAGGCACGGGTCTGGAGCGTGGACGCTGCGCTTGCAAGCATGTCCTCAAGCGCCGTCCTGGCCTGGTACAGCCCGTCTGCCGTGGTTGCGGAAACCATGAGCGGCACAGTGACTACACGTTCGAGCATTCCGTCGCCAGCGGGCGGCGCGCCGATGCCTGGGTATCGCACCCGGTAGGTTGTGCGATCCATAAGGTCAAGATAAGCGTCCAGCGTTCCGAAGCGCACAGCGGGCGTCACTCAGGCAACTCCTATCGCGCTCGGGGCCAGCAGCGCGTCGGCCGCAGCCTCTCGCGCATACCATGCGGCCACCATCGCGCCGTTCGGCATCATCAGATTGATCGGTCCTCCGCCACCGCCAAGCCCGCCAACTCCCCCGCCACTTTCCAGACCGGAGGGGTTCGCGCGAGCCTGGACAGATGGCCCGTCCAGCGCTCGCGCTACCGAAGCGGAAACCTTCTTGACTTTCTTCTCGGTGTCGTCGAGTAGCTGTTCGACAATCAGGAGGTTCTGCTGGATCTCCGCCGGGTCGGTGCCGTCGATCAGTGCCTGGGCCAGGTCATCCAGTAGCGCCTGCTTGACGCGGTTCAGCTCTTCGACGATTGCGCCGGCCGCGCCGCCGATGTCCGACGACCACTTCCCGCTGTTTGTTGCGATCATCTCGTCGATCAGCCCAAGCACGCCATCGAAGCCGGCCGTCCCTTCTGCGACGCCTCGCACCAGCTCGTCGATCATCGACAACCCGCCATCCTTCATCTGCGGGATGATCTCGGCGATCTTCTCTAGCGGGATTTCGTATGGCGTCGTGTCGATCAGCCCCGCCTTGGCGGCCTCGCTATAGATGGTCTGTGTGGCCGCAAGTTCTCGTTGCACCGCGGCGATGGTCTCGCGAAGCTTGGCAACCACGTCATCGGGCGCGCCGCCGGCCAGCGCTAATTGCAGCTCGGTCTCAAGGTCGCTCAAGCGCTTCTGGAGCTTCGCTTCGTGCTCGCCGGACAGGATGCTGTCAAGGTCGCCGAGCGCGGATGTCCAGGCGCTCGACACCGCCTCGGCAAGCGCGGTCGCAAGATCGGCGGATGTCATCTGGTCGCGAATGCCGGCCACGATATCCGTGCCCATCGCGGCCCCGATTGCCTCGACCTTGCTTTGCTGCTCTGCGACCTGCGCATCCAGCCCGGCTACCACCGCGTCGCCCGCGCCCGTGTCAATGGCAATCTGCCGGACTGTCATCAGCCGGTCGAGCTCTTGCTGCGCCCGCTTCCCGGCGGCTCCGCTGGCCAGGTCTTCGATGTCCCGGAAGAGCCCGGCGAACGCGTCAGCCGCGCGGGACGTGTAGTTCTCAGCCTCGGTGTCCAGCCCCTTGAACAGCCACGACCAGTCAATCGACCCCGGCGACGATGAGCCGCCGCCGCTGCCACCACCACCGCCCGGCCCGCCACCGTCGGCAAAGCCCGGCACTCCGAGCGACCGTCCCGCAGAGAGCCACAACCCGACCGCCCGGCCACGTCGTGACGGGTTTGTCGGGATGATGAATTCCGGGTGCGCGGGCGCTTCTTCGCCGACCATCGAGAGCATCGGCCGGTCGATAATTCCGCCGGCGGCATTGCCAGCAGTCACCCCGACATGCGTGCCACTCACTGACTGCCCGTACATCTGACCGGTTACAACGTCGCCGGTCGTGATGAAGTTTGTCTCGACGGTCGCGACAACCTTCTTACCGTTGATCTCATCCAGCTTGCGAATCAGATCGAGGATGGCCGGCACAAGCTGGGTCGCGATGGTCGAGGCCATCGTCCCCATGATCGTGCTGTTGTTGGCGGTGGCGTCGTACGTCAGGCCCGCGGCCGCGTAGGCGTCACGCATCTTCTGCGCGTACTCGTCCTGGCTGATTTCTCCACGCCCAAGCGCCTCGTTCAGCTGGTCTTGCGCTTCCATGACCATGCCGTTACGTATTGCGTACTCGCCGGCCGTCATCGCCGCGTCGTCCTGCCCGCCCTTGTAGCGGGCTAGCGCCTCGGTGGCGTGGTCGCGGATGAAGATTTCCTGCTCGGAGAGAGTGATGCCCTCTTCCTGCTTCTTCTGGACGACCGCCAGCGCCTTCTCGATATTGCTGGCCTGACTCGCGTATTCCGACCCCTGCGCGGTGTACTCGCTCTGGACTTTCAGGCCCTGTGCGTAAGCGTCGCGCAGCCGATCCTGTGTGATCACCAATGTCGAGTTGGCTTCGGCTGCGCGGAATGCGGCGGCGGCCTGCGCGTCGAGAGTGGACACGTAGAGGTTCGCGTCCATGTTCTCGTCACGCAACCGCGCCATGTCGCGGTCTCCCTTGGTCGCGGCGAGGTACTCTTCCTCGGCAGCCGCGGCGTCTCGCGAGGCCTCATTCCGCCGGCGGATTGCCGATTCCTGCTGCTGAATCGCGAAGTGGTACGCCTCCGCCTGCTGGTTCAGCTCGTTCTGGTCGGCGATCATGTATCCCGAGCCAGCAATAGCCGTATCAATGTACTGCTGGTACGCTGACCCGACCTGGTGCACCGTGTTGACGTAGACCTCTTCCTGGCGCTGGCGCTTCTCCTGAAAGTCGTTGTACGCCTCTGCGGTAGCCGCCACGTCCTTGATCGCTTGCGTCCCGCTACCAAGAACCGGGGTGTTCTTGTAGACCGAACGGATGAAGTCCCAGGCGCGTTCGTCACCGCCCGTCTCCAGCGCCAGCTTGATGATGGTGATAGGCGGCAGATCGGCTAGCGCCTGTCCGACCTCACCAAGCCCATGTAGAACGTTCCCGGTTGTCTCGGCTAGCCCCTTCGCCGCTTCCAGCGCGGTGGAGCTGAGCCATTGCACGAACGGCGCGGCCTTGGTCGCGATGTTGATCCGGATGTCATCGAAGAACGTGTCCCACTGCGCGGTCATCGTCTCAGCGCGACGGGCCATGATGTCCGAGTCGTATCCCATCTGCCCCATCGCCTGCCGGACGATCTCCAGCGCCGGGACGCCCTCCGCCTTTAGCTGGTTGATGTACTGGCGCGGCAGGTCGAACCGGCTGATGAGCGACATATAGTCACCGCTCATCGCCTCCCGGAGCGAGAACGCCGCGCCGGCCAGCCCTTGCTCGGGCTTCGACGCGGCTAGCAGCTCCGCCGTCTCAACAAGTTCCTGCAAGCTGGTGTTGTACTGCTTTGATAGTGGCAAAAGCGCGGTATAGGTCGAAGCCATCTCGCCGAACACATACGGCGTTCGAGCGGCTTCCTGGTTGATCATCCCGATGATCCGGCTGGTCTCGCCGCCGTCTTTCGTGATAGCCATCAGTGTGGCGCGAGTCTGATCCATCTGATTGTTTGCGCCGAAGACGGAGTCCTTGAGGAACCCAAGCCCCTTGCTGACTGCGCCCAACGCCACGTTGGCTAACGCCACGCCCCCCGCAACGCCAAGAATCGCGCCCTTGAACTGGCCCAACCCGGCCGCGGCTTGCGTGCCCAGCATCGACGACGCGTTGCTGACCTTTTCGATCTCCTGCACGGCCTGCTGCGCGTCAGCGTGGATGTCAATCGTCGGCTTGATTGCCTCAAGCGCTCTGGCTTCCTTTTCGGCTTTGGCCATCTCGGCGAGCGCCGGGTTCAGGTCGGCGTCAACCGGAATCTGCACATCCTGCCCGGCTATGCGAACAATCATCTTTTCGAGCTTATCGACGCCCTGCTCGGCCTGCTGAGTATCGACGGCGACCGTGACCTTCTCGCCGCTCATCTGCTTGAGCTTGCCACCCGCCTCCTGCGCGGCTACCCCGACGTTCTTCAGGTCGCTGATCGCAGCCTTGAATGCGGGATCGGCCGCGTACTGCCCCGTGACCTTGATCTGTACCTGCTGGGTGCTGGCCATTAGAAACGTTTTCCGATCACGAGTGGCGCGATATCCTGTGTGCGATGTGAAGGAGTGGCGGAATGCGAATAGCCGTAGTTGCGGTAACGCTGGCGATGCTTGTCCTGACGGGGTGCAGCCGACAGTCGAGTGACCCCGTGGTTGCCTGCAAGCAGGCGGACGCGGATAGCCTGTTGCAGTTGATGCAGACTGGCGCGTGGAAGTCCTTCTCGGATGCGTCGAAGGGCTGGACAACGACGATGCCTGTCGCAGACATGCCGGCGGCGCTGCCAGCCGTCAAGGACGCCCGCGCCCGCGTTGAGTCCGAGGATTGGGGCGCCTGTGGCGTCGGCCTGAAGCCGCACGCGCTCGCGACGATTGATGCAGTCGTTGCTGGGATGGAAGCGGCAATCGCGGGCGACCTCCACGAAAGCGACCGGCAGTACGAAGTGAGCAAGCGGGAATGGGAAGCCATGAACAGCCGCTGGTCGGAAATCCGCGCAACGCCCGACTGAGGCTCTATCGCGCATCGTCTCCCGTAGCTTCCCATCGCGCCGCGTTGATCGCCGCGTTCTGCTCCTGCTGGCCTTCCCACTGGCGCAGGAACTCGTCTGCCTGCCGCCACGCAATCCAGACAGACCACCAGTAGCGGACACGCCGCCGGCCGTCTGCGCCCAACCGGTCGATGTCGTCAGGCGTCCAGCCGTATCGTTCTGCCATGCGTTCGTCTTCGAGCGCGACATCCCAGTCGCTCCATCCTGCCGGCGGCGGCTCTTCGCGCAACCGCCCATCGGTCAGCCAGTCATAGAACTCGGCACGGCTTTTGGGGAGTCGAACGGCGACGGCGGGTCAATGATGACGCCGCAGAGCCGGATCGACTGATCGAACGGAATCTCCCAGAACAAGTCCCAACCCGACTCGGGCAGCGCATCCTCAGTCCCCGGATACGTCAGGTTGTGCTCGACAAGATGCACGTCCAGAAACGTGGCAAAGAGCGCGTTGACCTCGTTCTCCGCCTGATCACGCTCTCCCGCGTCCGTGATCGTCGGCAGGGCCCGCACACGATCCATGAGCCACGCCCAGAAGCGCCGCTCTTCGTGCGAATAGCCCCCGATGACCGTGATCCAGTGCTTGCCATCCGGCAGATCAACGTGTCGCGCCGTCTTGATACGCGGCTTCGGCACGTCTGCGCGCGGTTCGGGCATCTCAATATGGCGGAATTCCATCGGCTCACCTCTCCGGGTGTAGTGGCTGGGCCAGCAGGAACGCCAGCCCAGCGCAGACGGTTACGGCTTCCAGGTCGGCTGCTCAGAGAACGAGACATCGTAGGTCTGGCTGATCATGCCGGTCAGGCTGCCCGCGTTGATCGAGCCGCCGGCAACGTAGCCTTTCCAGTAGATGTAGTTCGTCGGCTCGGCACGATCCGGGTACCAGTAGAAGTTACCAACGGATCGCGCCAGCGCGGCTGCGCGCAACGCGATCTCAGCGTGGTCGTAGTGCTTGGTGATCTGCCCCGACGCCTGGGCAATTGTCGGAATCTGCGTCTGGAACGAATCGCCCCATGCGGTCGAGTCCGCAAACTGTGTCGAGACATTGATCGTGAAGCCCGTCCCCTCGGCCACCGCGGTAGCCGCGCCGGTGCCGAAGTAGAGCAACTGATTGACGCCGGCCTTCTTGGCCATGTGTTAGCTCCTGTCGTTGCAACGGTCGATGATGTATCGCGCCCGACTGGCGCAGCCATGACCGAGAGACCGCGCTTGCGCTGCCCCCGCCAACCGCCGGCGCTCCTCCGGGCGGTCGAGGTAGTAGCGGATCACACGCTCCAGGTCAGCACTATCGCCTTGCCGGTAGGTAGGGATCGAATCGCCGAACACCTCGGCGAGCTCCGGCCTGCTATCGTCGCAGACCTGGAAGACGCCGGCCGCAGCCAGCTCGTAGGCGCGCGGGTTGAGGCTCTCGGCCTCGCCGCTCGTGATGTGCCCCCCGCTCCCGTAGTAGGTGCTCGTGCGGTGATGGTTGATCACGATACTGGCGCTGGCATAGATATCGTGCGCCGTGTCGTTCGACACAAACCCGCCGGGCTTCTCCGCGCTCTCAGGAACGCTCGGGTCAGCCTCCATGCCCCACGACCGAAAGCAGATGCCGCCCCAGTTGACACCGCCGAAGAGCGCAAGGCGCTCGGGGAACGGCGAGCCAATGAAGCAGGCATCCGATGCGTACTGCGCCAGCGCCGGCCGGGAGTGGTGCACCGCCGGGTTGAACATGTGCGGCAGGTAGTGGACGCGCCCCGGCTCGATGTGCTCCATCATCCGGCGATGCCGGACAAAGCCCTCAACGCACGTCCGCTCATTGGTGAACACGTCATGGAACGCAACCGACAGCCGCTGTTCCATGTCGCGCTGATACGGCGACTCGGTGAGCACCACTGCTGTGCGTGTGTATCGTGCCATCAGCGCCGATGCCGCCAGCGGGAACGTCGTCCCAGTCATCACGACAACGAGCTGCGGCTGGAACGCCAGGAATCTCGGGAACGCAGCGTCCGAGGCCCGCAATAGCAGCGTGTCGGTAACGTCAGGGACGTTGCTCTGCTCCCAGTCGGACTCTAGCGGTAGCAGCGCTTCGATGTAGTCATGGAACGGGAACGCCAGCACATCCATGCCCGGCATCGACCGCAGGCCGGCGAGGATGTTGTCGTACACGTCCTTCGTCGAGTACCGATGCCCCGGCGCAACGACCATCACTCGCGAGATGCCAGCAGCGGCCTGCTGTGTGGCGGGCGGCTCGGAGATCGTCGCAGTCATGGCTGCGCCCCCTGCATGATGCCCAGCCCGTAGACATCGCCCGCGACGTCGTTCGTCTCAACCATGCTGGCGCTGAATCCGGCGGCGTTCAACGCGTCGAGTAAGGCGTCCGGGTCGATGTTCGCGTAGTGCTCATCGCCCACGCTCCCGCCATCGCAGCCGTGCGGCGTTCGCCCCGGCCCTGCGGCCGTGACGATCAGCCAGCCGGGCGCTCGGAGCATGCCGGCGGCGTTGACGATAATGTCACGCCATCCCGGCGCGTGCTCCAGTGTCTCGGTTGTCACCACGACATCGACCGGCCTGACGGGCTGGTATTCCTCCGCGGCCATCACGACATCGACCCCCGCGCCCGGTCGCAGGTCAATGCCCGTCCATGCCGTGTCAGCGTGGAAGAGCGCGCGCACCGAGCCGTTGACATTGCATGCGCCCAGCTCGACCGCCACGAGTGGCCGACTATCAAGCCGCTGCGTCGAGACGGCGCGCGCGACGAACAGGAAAGCCGCGTCGTGCATCAGATCGTCTCCTCATCCATCACACGCACCTCGATCTCACAGTGATGGATCAGCGCCACGCCTTGCGTCGGCACCTCGAAGTTGAGGAAGGCATTCGAACGCAACATCACCGGCACGTGCGACTGCCGACGCGTTGCCGATGCCATGCATGTAACGAGCGCCTTCATGACGGACTGGATGAGTGACGAGAACTCCCGGTCGGTTGCGTCGCCGTCACGGTGGCTCATGTAGCCACGCACGACGTAGACGTGTTCGCCAGCCATCAGCATCTGATTTCCTGACTCCCACGCTTCCGGCGCGTACTGCCCGCTCTCCCAGGCCACGTCCCAGCCGCGAATCTGTTGCTTCAGCGCAACGGTGGTCATGAACGCGGTGGAGAACGCCGTCCAGTCCTTCGCGCCCCGTCGGTAGTCGTTGATAACGCCGATGTTCGAGACGGTCAGCAGCCGGGCCTTGATCACGTCGCGCACGTCCGGGTAGCTCACGCCAGCACCCGCGCAATCGCAACTCGTAACGCGGCCATCCTCTGCGGCAGCCGGCCCTGCGCAACGTCGTAACCCTGCTCGAACATCCGCGCGCCCTTCGTGCCGCGTCGGCCAATGGCCCGCGCGACGAGGAACGCGGCAGAACGGTCGGTGACGCCGGCCTTCCGGCGTAACCACAGCTCGATTGGCCCGATTGGTGGCATGCGGCCCGGCGCGCGGCCATGCTCAACCGACGCAACCTTGATCGGCATATCCGTCGAGTACACCCGGCCCTGCATCGTTAGGCCCGAAGCCGAGACCTGATGCGTGATGGATTGGCGGAGGTGCCCGGTTGCGCCGACCGGCGTTGCCGCGATAACGCCAGACTCGGCGTCCAGCACGATGCCCGTTACCGCGCGCTCCAGCTCGCCCATAATGACCTGTGGCGCGCGCTCAAGCGCGGCCTGAAGACCAGACGACTCGACGCGGATTCCATACGTCATGCGCCACCGCCGTGGGTGAGGCGAGAGACGCCCGGCCCGTAGGTGGTGCTCCACTGCACACGGGCGGCGGCAGACGGGCCCTTCGCCGTCACACGCGCCAACGTGCGGTACGACGCCAGCAGCGCCCGGCCCTGCCGGGACGCTTCCTCGGACTTGCTGGCCCGGCTGACGGTGTCCACCCCGATGGTGTTCTCCTGCTCGTGCAGAAACCGCGCGGCCAGAAGGAAGAACGCCTGTGCGGCAACCAGCGTGACGAACGCGTCCTCGTGATAGGCGGGGACGCTGGTGGCGGCCGCGGAGTCAAGCGACTTGAGTGTATGCCGGCCAGTGAACGTGACACGCGCTGCCTCGCCACTGGCCGGGGTGATTGCCACAAACCGGAGTTTCGTTGTGCTGGTTGTTCGGTAGACCTCAAGGTGCGCCGGATCGAGCATGACCGAAGGACGCTCCCCCGCGGGATACTCGATTGACAGCACTCGCGAGAGGCCGTCAACGAAGCCCGTGGGCAGCGTGTACTCATACGTCACACCATCGCCCGACAAGTCGGTGATGATCGACGCGGGAGTGTCATTGCTGTACTGAGCCAGCCCCTGCCGCGCCGCCTCGTCCATGTCGGGCGCGGGAATGAGCAGGTTAGCGTCAGCATCCTGTATCAGCGTCGTTGCGCGAGCCTGGACACCTGCAAGGTCAAAGGCCATGGTTACGCGGCCTGATACGTCACGATGACCGTGCCGGTCGGCAGGAGCAGCCCGGTAGAAATCTTCTCCAGCACGATGGCCAGGAGCGTCCCTCTCTCAACGGCCAACGGGGTGCCCGGGGAGTAGAGATCAGTAGCCGCGCCAGCAACGGCATCGGTGCCGCTAGCGTAGTCGACATTCCCCAGCTCGGTCGTGCCGGTGCCAGCCGTCCCTGCGTTGAGCAGGTTGACGTTGGTGTAGTTCGTCGCAGTGCCAGAGATAGCCGCGTCCCAGATGATTTCGACCGACAGAATCGTGCACGCAAACGGCGCGCGGAAGATGAACGCCTTCTCGGTCGCCGTCGCGGCCAGGTGACCGCGCAACGCGTAGGTTGCAACGTGGTTGCCAGGAATGTCGTGGAGGCTCGTAGCCATGAAGGGTCTCCTGTCAGGTGTGACGGGGGTGAGCGCAAGCCGCCTCACCCCCTCTCAGCGATGGATCAGGCAACATCCATGAAGTAGGTCGCGCGATGATCGACGATCATCACGTACCAGATGTGGCGCACCTTGAATGTCACCTTGTCAGCGGAAAAGACCGAACCGACCGTCTGCGCATCCTGCACAAACAGCTGCGGCTCCTCCTGCCCCTGGTAGAAGCCGACCTCAAGTGTCGGCATGCGGCTCGGGTCAGCGAACGCGTACCAGTCCTTCGCGTTCGTCCACGCATCCACAACAACCACCTGAATGCCATTGCTGAAGAAGTTCGGCGTTGTCGCATTCTCGCCGGACACAATCGCAGTGGGCGATTGCGTCAACTTGTAGGCCAGGATTTCGAGCTCGTTCGGTACGGCAATGACGCGCGGCGTGTTTGCCTCCCCGAGCGGTAGGCCTGCCTGATCGCCGTAGGCCAACTGCGACCGCATAGCCGAACGGACTAACGTCAGGCCAGACTCCCCCAGCGCCGTCGTGCCGTCGTTGTTGTGCGACGAGTACAGCGCGGTAGAGTCATAGGACGCCGTCGCGTTGCCTGCGATGGTCGTTACCCAGACGGCCTTGTACAGCGTGTCCGCGGCGGCCTGTCCGAGCTTGCGTGGGATATTGCGCACCTGCCGGACATCATCGTTGGCGATTGTCTCCAGCGTGATGTCTTCCAGTCCGCCGTACTTGTCGAGCTTGTCCGTCGCCTCTTCGTCACCAGGCGTTGTCATCGACTGGTACGTGCCACCCTCGCCAACGACCGGTAGCAGGTCGTAGCCTCCCCACCGGGCGCGACGCTGTGTGCGGAAGTCGTTGACCGGCACAACGTCCGAGATGGTTCGCCACGTCTGCCGATCCGGCAGCGAATACTCCTGGATCATGCGCCGCGTGACGCTGTCCCCTAGCATCTGCCCGAACGTGCTGGAGGTGACGGATTCCATCAGCAGCGGGTCATTGCCGTGATAGGCGATGATGTCACCCAGAATCTCGCGGTTGTGTGCGTCCGAGATCGGATCGAACCGGCCACCGCCCGAAACCGCGCGGTACGCCTGCTTGACAGAGTTGAAGCGCTGCACACCACCGATGTTGCGACCCTCGAACATGCCATCGAGCGCCTTCTGGTGCTTGTCGCGCTGATCCTCAGTGACGGTCGCCGCGCCCAGCCCGGTCGGCCGGACGGTAGCCATCTCTGCGGCAATCTCGGTGTCACGCTGAATGCGCTTGTCGAGATCGGCAGATTCGAAGAGCCGCCCATCGAAGTCTTCGGCAATCGCCGTCTTGATCTTCTCGGGTAGATTTGTCCCAAACAGCCGGGTGGTCAACGTTAGCCGGCACTCGGCCAGCTTCGTGCGATGTTCGGCCTCGGCGAGCATCTTGGCGATGCGATCCTCGGCCTCGGTGATGCCGGCAACCTCGGCCGGCGGTGGCGTCTGTGGCGTCTGCCGCGCAGATAGCGCAGCGGCGAACTCGTCGCCGCTCAGGGACTCCTGGAGAAACGCCAGCTCATCCACGCCGAGCTTGTCGCCCCCGCGCAGCTTCGCCAGCAATGCTGTTACATTCACGATAGCCTCCTGTAGTGGATCAACGGTTAGCGACAGGAGAGACTCGGCAATCGGAGCGAGGAGCGCGCCACCGGCAGCCGGACTCATCACAAGATCGACGGACGCTACTTCGTCGATACTCTCAACCACCCGCCCACGCCCGGCGCGGGGACGGCTCTTGAACTTGCGCACCGTGTGCGAGAACCCGAACATGTCATGTCCGGTGCGCTGCTTCACGTCCCACGCTTGCAGCATGTCGTCACGCACCTCGGGCCGTGATCGCGCGACCTCGTAGACGGCTTCGACGCCACGCGGGTTGGGGGTGGCCGTAGTCATGACGCCGAGCTTGTCCAGAAAGCCACGGCGCGCGGCGTCGTGCTCGGGGAACACCGGCACGCCCTCATAGAGTGGCGCGGCAGCGTGGAGCACGGAGAGCGGGTATTCATTGCCGTTCCGGGACTCGCCAGCCTGGATAACCTGCACGCGCCAGCGCCAGCCATCGGCGTCAAGCGCCTCAAGGAGCGCGCCACTGTGCGCCGCAACTCCCTCGCGAACTGGCACGTACTCAGTCTGGACTTTGACCTCGGTCGGCTCGCCGAGCGTAACCGCATCGTCATCAACAGCGATGACATAGGTGCGGCTGTAAGTCTTCGGCGGCGGGCCATCCAGCGTATAGATGACATGATCGTCGTAGATATCTTGCATCCAGACGCCACTGGCCGCGGTGTTTGTTACCGAATGCGCAGCATCCAGTGCGCCGCTCAGAAGCCGCGCAACCTCGTTATGCGAGCGCTCGGCTTCACTGAGGATGAACCGTGTGGGCTTGTTGCCCATGAAGCAATCGCCTGTCGTTCGGCGCTCAGGGCGCTCACTGGCAGGCGATCAGGTCGCTCGTTACAACAGGTTGTCTGCGTCACATCATAGCGTGTCGTTGCGTGTTACGCAACACGCTCGCTCTCAACCAGCCATGCCTTGATCTGATCGAGGGTGATGACCGTCACATGCCACTCGCCGTGGTGTCGCGAGCGGATGACGATGCCTGAGTGCGCACGGAACTCGGCAATCGGCGTCGAGCACTCATCGCACGACACCGGGCGCGTCCGGCGTGGCGTTGGCTTCGTTGTCTGCTGACCAGCGATCACGACGCCGCCGATTGATCTATGCCCAGATCGTCGAGGATGCGATCTGCTACGCGCTCCAGGAACACGCGGTACGCGCCCAATTCCTGTGCTGTCAGCCGCGTCTTCCCCTTGATCGTGCTGGTGCGCACGGTCGCGCGATACTCAATCACTGGCGAGTTCGCGGGGATGAAGCACGGCGCGCCTCCATGCGTTGATACATCGACGAATTCCTGCTCAATGCTCTCAATGTCCACCGTGATTCGCTGCGACATCTAAGCCACCTCCGGCAGAACGATCCTGAGTCTGCAACGGCAGTTCACCGATTCGCTGGCCGGCAATGTCGGGTCGTGCGGGTACATCGCCTCAACGCCACCCCCCAGGTTGAACGGCTGATCGAACGGAATCGGCCGCGCGTTCGTCTCACGGCTTAGCGCGACGTGGTTTTGCCGGCTGCTGCGCGCTTGAAACGTCGTGAAGCCCGGCGACGTGCTTGCATGCTCCCAGACTTTCAGTGTCCCGGGAAAGCGCCCCGCGATTTCGGCGCCCTGTTCCTGGTAGGCCATTGCGCGCGCTCGCGAGACCTCCGTCCGCGCAATAGCTTCGGCGCGGCCCGCAATCGAGGTGAAGATGCTTCGGCTGGTCAGGTTGCGCCCGATCCGGTCGATCAGCGTGGTTGTGCTCAACCCGCCCAACGCGGCAAGGCGCACCTGCGTCGCAATCTGCGCCCTGACTTCGGCCGGAATGTTGGTGATGAGTGACGCGCTGTAGTCCACCAGAGACCGAACCAGCGTTTCAGAAACGCCTACATAGGCTAGTGGCACGTCAACCGACGCGGCGCGGAATGCGTCAAGCACCGCATCATCGCCCGCGTTCGCGGCCAGCGTGACGCCACGACTGAGCGTGCCGGCCATCTCTCGTGACAAGCGGTCGACCAGCCCGTCGAGCTCGGTTAGCAGCCCGCGAAGGTTCGACCCAAGCGGCTCGGGCGCAGAGAGAATCATGCCGATGACCTCTCGCCGGTAGGCGTCCAGGATCCTCAGCATATCCTTCGTCACGTCGCGCCCGATATCGTCCGGGTCAGCTGCCGCCATCTAGTCCGCGCCCGTCTGTGCGTCAGCCACTGACGGAGCCGGGACGATGCGCGGGATCGTTGGCAGCCGTTGGTAGAGACGTTCGGCGTCACGCTGCTTCTCATCGTCACGGCTCTGCGCTGCCAGCTGGATGCGCTCGATCTCGGCGTCGGCGTCAAAGTCAACGCCCATCTGCTTGAGCACCAGCAAGAACGCGCGCTGCGCCGTCTGTGGGGACACGTACTGCGAATCCTCTGCCTGTGTGAGCGCGGTTGCCAACGTCACCAGCACGTTGGCCATCACCTGCTGATCGTCCGGCGCAACGTCCGGCATGTTCAGCTCGATGAGGTCGCCAGCCGGCTTTGGATCGTCTTGCAGCCGGCCCTTTTCGTCTTCAGCCTGTAGTTCCGCTGGCAACACGCCGGCCAGAATCGCGTACTGTGTCTGCGTCCAGAGCGTGTCCATCACGACGTAGCGCCAGTCGTTCTGGAGCGCGGTAAGGCGCTTGCGTGGCGACTCAGCCATTTCAGCGGCAGTGGCCCGGTTCACGTCGCCTCCTTCGGCGTACCAGTGCTCCGGGATGCCGATTGCGCCCAGCGCGTGGTTGCGAACGAGGCGGATGCCGTTCGCCGCGTCATTCGTGTCGAGCCGCGGCGACTTTGCCTGCCACTCCTGCTGATCGTTGTGGACGATCACCTGCCCCGGCGCGGGTGTCTGGTAGGCCGGAGACCGCACCATCTCGTCAATCTGCGCCTGATCTGCGCCCTTGACCGTGACATCCCAGACGAACGCCTTCATCAACAGCCAGCGTTCGACCTCCGAGAACATGAACTGATCCTGCGCGTCGAGGTAGTCCGCGATGGCGTAGAGGATCGAAATGCCGCGCTGCCCGTCATCGTTGCCGTGCGTCCACCACAACGCCGGCTTCGCATCCTTCGGGAGATTCCCAAGCTCTTCTGCGCCCATGCCGTTGACGACCGTGTAGCGCGCGCCGGCAGACTCGCCAAGGCGTGGCTTCATCTCAACCTCGACGACGTGCTCCCAGTTGTCCGGGTCGGTGTGCACGGCTTTGATGCGCTCGCTGGGCATCGAGCCAATGCGCATATGGCCATCGACCGGATTGACGAACAGTGGCATCAGGTACTCGCCGGTCTTCAGGTAGCGGCGAAAGCGACGCGGCATCTCGACGTTCCAGTTGTTCGTGCGGTCCGTCCAATGCCGCATGACGACAGCGCGAACGGGCGTCGAAGAGACCGCCGGGTCAACACCCTCGCCGAGAACGAAGTCGGAGAGCAGGGTCAGGATGCGTGTGCCGACCGGGTTGACACGCGACAGGTAGCGTGCGACGGATAGCATCTTTTCCTGTGTGTATTCGGGCAGGTTATCGCCGGATCGCTGAGTCAGTGGGCGGTAGAGACCTTCGTCAGCGTCGGCGTAGCCACCGCCCAGCATGTCAAGCGCCGGGTTCGACGCCTCTGCGAGCAACTGGCGTTCGGTGCGAATGCGGGCGCGGGGTTGGCGTCGTGATCGTGCCATGCATGAACCTCCTGTTGGCTACCGTAGTCCAAGTCGCGAGATGCGCCGACGATCTGGCGCAAAGACCTGTCGGACGTTGGGCGCTTCAGCCGAGGCGGCAGCGGCGTCCGCATGTCGCTGGCGATGCCATACCGCAAGGCCGAGCGCCATCACACAGTCGTCGTGAAGCCCCGGCGGTGCGGAATATCGAACGCCAGTCCGGGTGTACTTGTACTCGAACGTCTCCAGCTCAGCGACAATCGGCCCGTCGGGGTACGTGATCTCCCCTTGCTGGATCGCGACGGACAACCCCTCCATCAGCCGCTGCTTGGCTGGCGCGGAGAACGTGAAGCCCTCGAACACCCCGTAGGTTGATTGCTGCAACGCCTCAAGCACCGGGTCGCCGACGCCCGTCGAGTCAACCAGCGCGCGGGTGCGGCCGTTGAGAAGCGCAAGGCGGGGTATCGTCGCCTGCCACGGCCCTTGCCAGCGCTCAAAGCGGCAGGTGTGGCCGCCACGGTCGAGCGCCAGGTAGACAGTCCAGTCAACGGACTTCGCCAGGTCGATGCCGGCGGCATGCGGCGCGGCGTCAGAAAGCGGCACGATGTTCTGCCGGATTGCAGACAGGCCAAACGGGTTGCCACCATCGTCGCTCGGTTCCGCAAGGTACAGCTCGCGGAACACGTGCGCGGGAAGCGTCCGTTTCGCGTCTTCGATCTCGGCTTCATCAAGGACTCCGCCAAGGATGGCATCATAGGCGGTCAGCTTGGCGTAGTGCATATCCGGCTCGCCCGACTCGGCACGGCGCGCCAGGTTGTAGGCCCAGTTCTTCCGGCCCTTGACGTTGCCGATGATACGTAGCGGCCCGCGGGTGGCCGTCAGTGTCGAACGAACGGCGTGCCAGGAGTCTTCTTTGACGCGGCTGGCCTCGTCGATCACGGCGGCGTACACGTCCTCGCCATAGAGCGAGTCCGGGGTTTCGGCGCCCTTGAACCAGATCACCGCGCCGTTGGCCAGCGTGATCGTTAGCTCGGACTCGTTCGACGTATAGATCTCACGGGGTATCGCGCGCTTGAGCCGCCGGTATGCGATCTTCGCCTGCGCATAGATCGGCGCGACCCACCAGTAGTTACGGCCCGGCCGGCCGGTTGAGAACGCCTGTTCGACAATCCAGACGATGCAGCCGACGGTTTTTCCTGCCTTTGTGCTCGCTTCGATGATTGAGTAACGTTCTGGCGCGAAGATCGCCGCGAGCTGGGCTGGGTAGAGGTGAGGCCGGACATACGTAGCGCTGCGCGGCTTACTCGTCGCTATCATCGCGCCCTGCGATCTGGATCGTGAAGGTCAGCGGCGCGCCGGCCGTCGTGATGTCTACGTCGTTCCGTGCCGCCCACCCACGGTCGCGGCCCAGTGTCGTCAACACGAACTTCGCCGCGTCCCACTCTCCCGCGTTTAGCCGACGAACCAGTACCGACTCGGCCATATCAACGATCCCCGCCCGCGCCTCGGTGTAGGCAGCTGCGACCGTCGGGTAACGCTCGATATATCGGTCGATGGTCATCACGTGACAGCCGAGCCGGCGCGCGGCAGCCGTCTTGATGCCGGCCGTCTCGCGGATGGCATCGGCCATATCGGCGGTAGTCCACGCCGCTTTACCAGCCATCTACCACCCCCACAAAATCAACATTTTGGAACGCAGCGAGTCGGTAGGTCGAACCGAGCCTGATTGCCTGCTCGATCTTCTTGATCGTCTCTTCGGTGTACTTCGACCGCCGCATCATGTGCCTGCCCGGAACGGGAAACGCCCCGCCGCCCGGCAACTGCCGGGGCAACGGGGCTCTGCCTCCATACATGCATCTGTGAGTCATTGTGGCGCAGAGTTGCGCGTTCTGTCAACCAGCCAACGCCGGCGATAGCGGTTGCCACGTTGGCAGCCAGGGCAGTACGCGACGACATCGCCCTCGCTGGAAAGCTCCCAGTCTCCGAGGGCGCGGAACCGGCCCGAGGCCATCTGCACAGCAACCGCCTCGCCGCAGTGGCGGCAGGGGAGCAGCGCGGGGGTCTGGGGCAACGGTTCCGCAGTCGTCATGCTAGATCGCCTACAGCGTCACGCACTCGCCGCGCGCCTTCTTCCACCACAAGTCCATGTAGGTGTCACCAGCGTTCTTCGCAACGATGCACGAGCCGCCGTTCATACCGCGCCCTGGGAAGTAGTAGTACGGCGCAAGCACGATGCTGCCCGAGACGAGCGTCGGCGTCTGTGTGCAGTCCACGACACGAGTCACTTCCCAGACTGCGCCCGTGTCAGCTTCGGTCGCGTAGTGCACGAATGTCCCGGACACGCACGGCGGTGGAGTCGTCGGCCCCGGCCAGCGGCCACGATCCGGGACACTACTGCCGGCAGATGCGCTACCAACGACGCTGAGCGCCAGCGCCATGGCTGCGATGAGTACAAGGAATCGCTTCATGCTGAGGTCTCCTTCTTGGGTTGGTTCCAACGACACGGGGCTTTACGAGTCTTACGGGTCAGGCCGGCGCATCACCCCCTTTCTGCCGCTCGCGCTCCTGCATGCGCCGCACCAATCCGGCTAACGCGCCGTGCAGATATGCGATGGTGTCGTAGTCGCCCTGGTGTGCCGCGTCGAGCAGCGTCCCGCGCAACCCGTCAGTCCATCGCTGGCCTTCTCTCAGTTGCTCGCTTGCGATCTCTCCCGGCGTTGGCTTCATCGTCATGGCTTCATCGTCCGATCTCCCAATGCCACAGGCACTCTCGGTCGTGGAAGTGGTAGTGCCTGCGCTGCACGTTCTTCCGTTTGCCACCTCGCTCGCTCACCCGGAGGTGTGGCGTCGTCTCTCCGATCAGGTTTCCGCAGCCATCACACGTTATGGTTATGGTCATGCGTCACCTTCCTCCGGTAGTTGTGCGATCAGCACGCGCTCCAGGAGATCATCGGCTGCGGTCGGCACGTGGCACTCCCGTAGCACACCGCAGACACCGCAGAGTCGCGGCTGCCACATCCGCCCGTCAGCCCCGAGGTACGACGCATCGACCGTGATCCAGTCGTGATCGTCGCGTCCTTCGAGCCGGCCAATGGCCAGGCACAGCGCGTCACGGTGGGCCTCTGGGAACCCCTCGTTGCGCAACGACGCCCGCGCCGCGTCCACGGCGTCCAGTAGCGCCTCGGCGTCGGCAATCTTCACCATCACGTATCGCCTGTCCAAGCGGTTCTGGCATTTCCGTACATCATCCCGCAGCCGTTCCATCACGTCAGTCATGCGTCACACTCCCTCAGCGCCTTCACGGCGTC